ATGCCATTCCCCGAGAACACCCCCACGCCGGATGATCTGCCGTCCCTCAGCGCAGCCGAAATCGCGGCGCTGCCTGTCGAGTTGCTGGCAATCCTGCAGCGTGAGATCGCTGAGCGTCTGAAGCGCGACAAGGCGGCCAAGACCCGCTTCGATGCTGGGCTTGCTGTCCGCTACGCCACGCGTGCCGCCGAGGAACGTCAGACCGCAGGCAAGGATACCGGCACTGTCCGGTTCGACGATGGCGATTTTACGGTGGTCGTTGATCTGCCGAAGCGGGTGGATTGGGATCAGGCCCGACTGGCCACCATGGTCGCGCGGATCCGCGATGCAGGCGACGACCCCGCCGAATATGTCGATCTCGCTTACAAGGTGCCGGAGCGCAAATACGCGGCCTGGCCCGAGGCCATCCGGCAAGGCTTCGAGCCCGCGCGCACGGTGCGGCCCGGCACGCTGAAGGTCGAGATCCTCGCGCAGGGGGCTGACCAGTGAGCCTTCCCATCATCAGCGCCGACCAGCGGTTGGCCGAGCCGCGCGGAATCAAGGGCTGCATCTTCGGGAAATCCGGAATCGGGAAAACCTCGCTGCTCTGGACCCTCGACGCTGAGCGCACGCTGTTCATGGATCTCGAAGCGGGCGATCTCGCCATCGAGGGCTGGGCAGGTGACAGCATCCGGCCGCGCACCTGGACGGAATGCCGGGATTTCGCGGTGTTCATCGGTGGGCCCAACCCGGCGCTGCGCGACGAACAGCCCTATAGCCCGGCGCACTATGCCGCCGTTTGCGACCGCTTCTGGCTGAAAGCCGCACGATGAAAGGTGGTGGCGCGGCGGGCGTCGCGACGCTCGGCGCAGCCGGGGTGGAGGTCGCGCAAAGCGTCCTGGCCGAGACGCAATCCGCGATCCTGCCGCTCGTGCCGTATCTCGACACCCTGCGCTGGGTGTTCATCGCCATCGCACTCAGCGGCATCGCAGTCACGATCTATGCCCGCCTCGACGACTGGAAGCGGGGGCGGCGGTGATCGCCGCGCTGCTCACCGGGATCGCCACGAGCCCGTGGGCAACTGATGACAATTCCGTTCGCGCGGACGCTCGTCAGGCCGGCAATCAATCCCCCACTGTATTTGTCTTTATTCCCCGACGCTCTGCAGATGATCTGCGGAACAATATTCTCGAGTTCAAGGCGGCTAGTGCAACTCTTGATAAGCGTGGCGCTCCAGATACCCCAGAAGGCAAGGAAGCGCGCGGCGCAATGGAGACCATACGTCAGGTTGCCGAAGCGAAAATCAACGAATTGGTCTTGGAGGCCATGTCCGGCGCCCGCGTATTCCAAGGAGGAGGCAATGAGCTGACCGGGGATGGGCTACAGGCAACAGTTACTGAAGCCGCTGAGAACTCGCTCACTCGGCTCTATCGAGCGCTGCCTCTTCTCCATCGAGGCCCACATCGGCCAATGCGCGTTTTGCGCCTTCCTCCGCCGCGCGCGCCAGCATGGCCTCGAACTCGGCGTCGGGCATGCGGACGAAGCCCTGATCGGATCGGGGTGGTGTCATGGGGCAATCCTTCCGCCACTCAGCCGATCTTGCAGCCCCAGAAGGACGTCTGATCGGCCGCGAAATACCCATCCTGCGCGCGGAAATATCCCTGGAGTTCAACCGTATCGCCCGCCGTCAGCGGCACCATCGTCTGCAGCCAAAGCGCCGTCGCCTCGGAGACATGCGCGCCGCTGATCTCGCCGAACGAGCCGCGGATTTCGGTCCCGCCGTTCAGCACGAGACGACCGCGCATCCGGGAGGCTGTGCTGGAATTGACCTTGTAGAGCAGCGTCGCACCGAACAGGTAGGTTCCGTCCGAGGGCGCGGTGAACAGGTTGGTCGCGGCATCAAACCCGCCTTGGTCGTTGTAGTCGGTGTTGTTCAGACCGATCTTCGTCCAGGTCCCGACGCCGACATAGTTGTCGTAGTTCGTGTAGGCCTTGAACCGCGGCAATTGCGGTTGGTCGACGATGCCGTTGGCGTTGTCGACGCTCAGCCCATTGAAAAAGGTGCTGCCGTCGGCCGAGACCGCGAGCCGGAACCTGTCCGAGCCGAACAACCCGATCAGCGCCTTCGTGACAAAGCCGGTCTGGAGCGTAAGCCCGAGATCGTCGCCCGAGGCCTCCTTGTTCATGGTGTAGAACAGATCGCCGGTGCCGCCCTCGGCGACGGTCTTTGCCGTCCAGAGCGCGGCGTTCAGCTTGGCCGAGAACGGGTTCGACGCATCCGCCGTGGTGCCGAGCCCCAGCAGCGCGAGGTTCTGCAACGCAGCCGGTGTCGTCCCAACCCAGCCGGCGCCGTCGTAGACCAGGAGCAGTCCCTCGTCCTCGACCCACGCGCGCCAGCCGGTCCGTGGTGGAAGGCGCAGCCAGGCGCCATCGGCCCAGAGCGCGACGTTCAGATCCCAGCCGGACCAATCGCCCGTCGCGCCCGAGCCGACGATGTAGCGATCGCCATCGGTGGGGTTGCCGGGCGGTGCGGTCAGGTCGCGGTCGAGGACGGAAAGCTGGACAAGCCCGTCGAGCAGCCGCAGCGCCTCGTTGTGGGTGACATGTTTCTGGGCCTGCGCCGCGAGGATGTACGGGAGCAGCAGATGCGTAGTGGTGTCGGACATGAGGCCCTCAGAATGTGAGCGTGACGGTTTTCGGCGCGCCCCGCCCCACGAGGGCGGAGAGCTGGGAGATGCGGACGTCGAGCGTGTCGCCGGGCCCGAGCATCGCACCCCAGTCGGCGGTCTGCTGGGCGGCCGTGTAGACGGCGCTGGTGGTGGTCACGCTCAGCACCCGCTTGACCGTCGCGGCGTCGAGGATCTCGACCTCGTAGGCTTCAGTCTCCTCGACAAGCGGCACGTCGACCGCGCCCCAGTTGTCGGCCGCGAGTGCGCGGGACCGGCGAGTCCAGCGGATGGTCAGATCGCCCGTCGCACGTGGTTTGCGCCACGGCTGCTCGACATGGGCGACTGAAAACGGCCGCAGACCCACGCCAACCGGGTTGAAGGAGGCCGCGACATATGTCTCGTCGCTGACAGACCGGCTTGCAGGACCGATGCGCCAGTTCCACGGCAGCCCGAGATCGGCCTCGGCGATCGGGAGGGACGCAAGAGCCTCGTCGAGCACTACCACTCGAGCGCCTGCAAGAGCCGGATTAGCCATGGCCGTTTCCGTGCCGCGCTGGCCACGAAGCAGGCGCATCATTCGATAACGGCCCGGCGCAATCAGGTCTGCCACGCCGGCCTGCACGATTTCCCACGTGCCGGGTGCGCTCTCGATGGCCAGCGCATTGGCCCCGCCGAACAGCGTCAGGTCGGTGACGCTTTCCAGTGTGCCAGAGAGCAGATCGATCACCAGCGCATTGCCAAGATCGAAGCGCGAGGTCGGGCCCGCGTAGAAATCTGAGACCAGCGTTCCGATCCGGGCACGGCTGCCGAATGTCGTCAGCAGCTCGAAGCCATCGGTAGAGGGGCTGCGAAACACCGCCATCTCGCCGGGCCAAGGCACGGCATGTGCTGCCGCGAATGGGCGATGCGCAGGCTGATCTTCGGTCAGCTGCGGCAGGTCCAGCAACACCACCTCTGGTGCCCCGAACACAACGGCTTTTGACAAGGACGATGGTCGTGGTGACCCGGGTGGCAGATCGTGGGCTTCCCGGTCCTGACGGACAGATTCGATCCCACGGGCCTCCGCGTCGGCGATGGAGACTAGCCGCAGCGGGACGGCGCGACCGTCATGGGCGAGTGTGACGACGTCCGCCGGATCGAGCGCGAGGCGCGACGGCGGCAGGCGGAAGACGGCGCTCTCGCGGCCGGTCCAGGCTTCCATGAGCGCGCGGCGGCAGCGACGCTCCGCTTCCTCGGGCGGAACCGCCATCGGGAAGGACTCCGAGGCAATCCGCGTGGTGTCGACGGTGATGCGCCGGGCCTCGACCTGTGCGGCCTCGTAATCCTCGTCGGCGCGGGCGACCTGCCATTTCAGGGCCTGTGGCAGTTCGGTCTCCTGGCCGCGGGTGAGTTCGAGGACATCGCCTTCGCGGGCAGCGACCAGATCGTCCGGTTCGACGCTTGCCACAGCCGCCCGGCCGCGCATGACGAAGCGGATCAAGCCCTCGGTCTCGACGGCATCGAAGCCGAAATGCCGCGACAGCGTTGTGATCGAGGCACGCGGGCTCTCCAGCGCGCCGATGGCGTAGCCTTCGACCGCGCCCCAGAGGCCGGAGACTTCGACCCTCTCCTCGGGCAGCCCGGCACGCAGGCAGAGATGCCGGACGAGCGCCGCCAGCGAGACCGCCCCCAACCGCCCGGTCAGCCAGTGCCCTAGTCGCCAGTTCGCGCCGTCGGTCCAGACGTCGGTCAGCGCCGGAAAGAACGGATACGGCCGCGCGTCCCATGTCCAGGCAGCGCTTTCGGGGACGTGCACCATGCGGCCGCCATAGACCGAGGACAGCGGGTTGTTCGCCGGGGCGCCCCACCAGAGATAGGTCGCCTCGAGATAGGCGCGCTGGATGGCGTCATCGCGCCAGCCCCGCGAGAAATGCGGCGTGAAGCTCTCCGAGGACTTCGGATCGAAAAAGACGTTCGGCTGGTTCGTGCCCCGGTCCATGGCGGGACAGCCGAGCTCGGTGAACCAGATCGGCTTCGACTGCGGCACCCATGCCGTCGGCGTTACGCTCTCCACCCCGCCCGGGCGGTTGTAATGCGCGTTCGACCACCAGGCGCGCAGATCCTTGTAGCGGAACACCCACGGCTTGCTGGCGGTGCCATCAGTGATCGGGGTACGGACCTGCGCGGAGCGGTCCGCTGCACTTGCATAGAACCAGTCGAAACCTTCGCCGCCCGCGATGTTGGCCTGCAGGTAAGCCCGGTCGTAGATGGCGGGCCAGCCCTCCTGCGCATCGGCGTGCTCGAAGCCGTCGCGCCAGTCGGAGAGCGGCATGTAGTTGTCGATCCCGACGAAATCGATGCTGCCGTCCGCCCAGAGCGGATCGAGATGGAAGAACACGTCGCCGCTGCCGTCTTGCGGATGGTGGCCGAAGTATTCCGACCAGTCGGCGGCGTAGCTGACCTTGGTGGACGGCCCGAGGATCGCGCGCACATCAGCCGCGAGGCTCCGGAGCTCCGCCACCGCCGGATAGCTCTTCGCGCTGTCGCGGATGGTGGTCAGCCCGCGCAGTTCGGAGCCGATCAGGAAGGCATCGACTCCGCCGGCCGCCGCGCAGAGATGGGCGTAGTGCAGGATCATCCGCCGCCAGCCCCAGTCATTGCCGCCGGTCCAGGAGACCGTCTCGCCGGAGACGGCGAAGTCAGAGACCTGCGCATTGCCGAAGAAACCCGCGACCTGGCCGGCCGCCGTTGCCGTCTTGTCGACCGTGCCCGCGTAACCCGGCGCCGGTGAACAGGTGATCCGCCCACGCCATGGCAGCGCGGGCTGGCCGAGGATCGCGGCGTTGTCGCTGTAGGGATACGGCAGGCTGTTGCCCTCGGGGACATCCATGAGGATGAAGGGATAGAAGGTGACGCGGTAGCCCCGCGCCTTGAGCTCGCGGATCGCTTGCACTACGGCCGAGTCGCTCGGCGTGCCGCCATAGACGGGCCGGCCGTCGGCGTCGGTCGACACCAGATGTGCCGAGGCGCGGTCCACGCCGTTCACCTGCCAGACCTGCGGGGTGGTGGTCTTGGTGGTGGTCTCGACGCCCGGGCGGATGGTGCAGTTGCCCGCGCGCAGGTCGTTGCCGAACCACGAAACCACCAGCGACACGCTTTCGACCGCCGGCGCCAGCGCCTCGAGCCGGTCGAGGGAGACCAGGAAATCCGCCCTGTCTGTCTCGGCATGGACGTTCTCGGGCGTTGTCTTCGCGCCTTCCACCCGCATCACCGGTTCGGTGGCATAGACGAACTCGCCCGCGCCGGGGATCATGGTGACGGCGCGGATCGCCCCCTCGGCGGTGTCGGGGTCGGCAAGCGGCCGGAAGACCTCGAAGGAAAGCTGTGGGATGCGGTTGCCGAAAGGCGTGAGGTCGAGTTCCTCGAACACCACGTAAGCCGTGCCGCGATAGGCTGGCGCGCCCTCGGCCCCCATCTTGGCGGCGATGAACGGGTCGGCCGCCTGCGCCTCATCGCCCGGATACCAGCGCCAAGTGACGGTCGAGGTATCGAGCAACTCGCCGTCAGCCCAGATCCGGCCGATGCCGGTGATGGGGCCCTCGCAGAGCGCAACCGCGAAGGAGGCGGTGTAGGAATACTCGGTGGTGGTGACCTTGGGCCCACCGCCCTTGCCGCCGCCCTGGGTCGTGGTGCTCACATGCTCGGTGAAGTCGGTCGCCCAGATGATGTTGCCCCCGATCCGCATGCGGCCGAAGACGCGCGGGATCGTCGTGCCTTCGGTGGCCGAGGTGACCCGCAGGCTGTCGAGCCGCGCGCCCTCGTAGCGCTGGTCGGGCTGGAGGGAGCCCACGATCCAGCTGTCCACGACGGAGCCCGCCATGGTGCCGATCGCGCCACCAATGGTGGCGGCGGAGATGCCGAGGAGACCGCCGCCGATCGAGGCGCCGATGGCCTGACCGGCAAGGCCGAGCACGAGCGTGGCCATTATCGCCTCCGGGGTTGCGGATAGAGAAAGGCGAAGGCCAGACGCCGCCGCCAGGACCGAGTGAAGGATTCCTCGATCACGCCCAACCGTTCGCGGGCGTGGATGAGGGTGCCGGTGTCTGTCAGAATGCCGACATGCTTGGCGATGGCCCGCTCGCGCATGCGGAACATCAGGAGCGCGCCGGGTGGCGGATCATGCCTCCCCACCTCGATCATGCAGTCGCGCGCGCCCTCGGCGAGCACTTCGCGCGGCCCGGCCTCGCCCCAGTCGCGGCTGTAGGGCGGGATCGGGAAGGGTTCCGGCCCAACCACCTCGCGCCAGATGCCGCGCGCAAGCCCGAGGCAGTCGCAGCCAACGCCCTTCGCGCTCTGCTGGTCGTGATAGGGCGTGCCGAGCCAGGCGCGCGCCGCCGCGATCACCTTCGCCCGCGCGACGGGTCGAAGGATGAAACCTGTGGTCAAAGCACACCCCCGTCATTGGCCTTCCCCTGGCTCGCGTAGCGCAACACCGTGTCGTTACCGGGGATATGCGGGAAGCCCCGGAAATTGACGGTGTTGGCGAAGCGGTCGCGGCAAGTGGCAAAGGCCTTGTCGCAGCCCGCGCGGATGGTGAAGGTGTCGTTCCCGGCGATGGGGCTCGCGGGCGGCTCCAGCAGCGTGATGACGGCCTCACCCGTCGTGGCGACCTCATGGCGCTCCACCTCCACGCACCTCCCGGTATTGGCGCCGGTGTCCCAGGTCAGCGTGCCGAAGGTGAAGAGCCCCGCGGCGAAGCCCGAAAGCCCCGCTGCCGAGAACGCCCGGTCGCGCAACAGGACCGCGACAGTGCCGGCGCCCTTCCAGGCCGCGTTCTCCAGATCGATCCCGCAGCGCCCGTCACCCAGCACCGCGTCGCAGCCGGCCTGGAAGCTCCGCCCCACGGGCTGATCCAGAACATGGGCAAGCGAGCGTATCTCGGCGGTGAAGGCCACGCGCCCGCGCCGGATCTCGCCGATCGCACCCCGTCGCATGAGCACCCGCTGGCTGGTATCCTGCCAGTTCACCCGCCAGACCTCGACCGCCGCCCCGTCCCAGAGCCCCGCGGCGATGTCGGCCTCGGTGATGACGCCCGATCGCAGCACGCCTTCTGCATCCTGCGCGTCAACCGCCAAATCACCCGAGGCGCGAAGCTCTGAGGCCGCAAATCCGCTTTCCGGCTCGAAGCTGATTCCATCGAAGGAAAGCGCCCGATCATGGTCGGTGAAGCCGAACACCTGCCCGTCAGCGCGCGTGATCCGCCAGCACCAGGCAAGCGTGGTCGTGCCCTCGTCGAGATGGGATTGCAGTGCGGGCAAGAGTGATTTCATCGGCAGGTTCCCGTCATGCGGTCGTCGAGATCGGCGATCCAGTCGGCCCAGTCCGGCGGAACCTGCGTCACGGTTTCCGCCGGTGGCCGGGCCAGCCAGGCCTCGGCGTAGGAAATGCACCCCGCGTCACCAGTGCCCATCGTTGCGGCGCAGCCGCTGAGCAGGATCATCGCCGCCGGCGCGGCCCTTCGCCACCGCCGCGCGGCCCCGCTCCATCCGCTCATGGCTATTCTCCAAGGCATCACGTTCCGCCTCCCGTTTGCCCGTGCGTCTGCCTTCCACGCGGCCCCAGACCCGTCCCAGGACAATGCCTCCGACCGCGCCCAGAGCCGCGACCAGCCAGATCAGGAACTCAACCATCGCCACGGAACCCCCGCTCGATCCGGTCGCGCAGACCGATGAGGCCGAGACCGAGGAAGATGAGTCCTGCAGGTGATGCGTCGCCGCTGCCAGCCAGCAGCGTGATGAAGCGGGCAAGTTCGCCAACTGGTCCAGCGGCGGGCAGCACAAGCGACGCGATGCCGGTGAGCATGGCGAGCAGTCCCGCCCACCAGGTCAAGGATTTGGGCCGAAAATAGCGCATGGGGATCAGCTCCTTCTGAACAGGCGGCGCAGGATGGCGGCCAGCCGGGCGAGCCAGCCGGTCGGCAGATTGGGGGTTGCGGAAATGGCGGGCTTGGCGGGACGCAGCAGGTCCAGCGCTTGCGTTTCGGTCAGGCGACGGATCGGCCGCGAGAAGTCCACGCGTCCCGTGCGGTCCACGGACCAGACCGGGATGGTGCCGTCGGGAGAGCGGCCATGGCGGAACAGGTCGCGCTCGGCCTCCCGGCGCGGAATGATCGAGGCGGGCTTGCGCCAGTTCAGAAACGCATCGGCGGCGGCTACGCGATCGCCGGCATTAAGGTGCCGGGCCAGCGACGCGCGAGAAATGCCACCGGTATTGAAATGGAAGCTGACCAGTGCGTCGAACTCGTGCGGCGCCAGCGGCACGGTCACGGCGCGCAGGACGTCGACCTCGTAGCGGGCCAGGTCGGCACGAAACACCCGGAACGCCTCGCGGATCCCGGCGTCCAGGTCCTGGGGCATGCCGCGCGGCATGGAGGACGGATCGGGCAGCCCGGCAGCCGCGGTATGGCCGATGCCGAAGGTCCAGGTGCCGGTGGAATCGCGGTAGGGCCCGGGCACGATGCCCTCGTGCCGGGCAAGGGCCATGAGGCCCCGGTCTGTCATAAGCATGGGGTTACCTCAGAAGCGAAAGGATCAGGATCAGCGCGGCGACCGCGAGGCCGATGCGCAGACGGTGGGCAAAAGCGTCACGCGGGTCGTCGGTGAGGCGCCGCAGGCCGCGCAGGACGCGAACGAGTTCAGTCATCGCCGCCCTCCCGCGCCTGGCGAAGGCGGGCCAGCACCAGTTCGATCACCGCTGGTCCGAAAACACCGACGAGATAGGCGGCCGAGCCCGCTGCCCCCCCGGCCGGGATCGCCTGCGGTGGCAGGCCCAGCCAGCTGGTGATGACGGCCATGGAGAAGCTGCCCATGCCGGCGGCGATCAACCCGCCGAGCAGGATGTGACGCAGCGCATCGCGCAGGCGCATCTTCGTGGTCAGCGCGTTAGTGGCGCCCCCGAGCGCGCCCCAGGCGGCCAGGATCACCGCCGTCGAGGCCGCAAGGTCGCGCAGCACCGTCGCCACGAAGCCGGAATTGTCGTTCATCGCCGGATCTCCAGGAGCGGGATGGAGGTGATGGAGCCGAGGCGCTCGAAGTCGAGCGTCACGTCGAGCGTGTCGGTGTCGAAGCGGACCGGGACGTCGAACTCGAAGCCGGCGGTGATCACGGCGCCAGAAGCCGGGGCGGCCGTGAAGCTGACGATGCCGGTGGTGGTGTCGACCGACCAGCCGGAGGTCTGTTCAGTGCCGTCGATGGCCACAAGAACCGAACCCGCGACCGGCTTGGTGATGGCCCGGGTCCAGCTCTGCGATCCCGACGCGTAGGCCTTCACCAGCTGGAAATCGGTCGTCACGCCGTCTCCGGTGCCGATCGCCTGATCGGTCGCCGATGGCGTCTGCGATGGTGTGCAGGACTTGTAATCCGCCCAATCCTTGAAGCGGTAGCCATAGAGGCGACCGTTGCGTGCCTCGAAGAAGGCGACCACCGCCGCTAGATCGTCCGCGCGGCGGATGCCGTAGGCGACGTCATAGCGTCGGCGCGAGTTCGCCCAGCTTGCGTTGCGCTCCTCGTCGCCCGAGGCAAGCTCGACGATCTGCGTGCGGCGCTCGGGGCCGCCCCGGGCGCCCCGGCTGATATTGTCGGGAAACCGGACTTCGTGGAATGCCATCAGAGCCCCCTGCGCCCGAGCGCCACCGCCCGGGCGATGTCAGCCGCGACCTGCGTGCGCGATTGCCGGAAGCTCTCGGCGTCGCGGGTGTTGATGTTGATGGTGACGCCACCGCCGGCGCCGTAGGTCTGCGCCTCGCGGCGCGACAGCACCCGCTCGCCGCGCTGCAGGATCGCGGGCACCTCGTCGGGCCTGAGGCCGACCCAGGTGGGAGCGCCCACCGCGCCACCGGCATGCATCCGGGGTGCCCCGGCGAAAGCCATGGCGGGGACCATGCGCGATGGTGCCGGCCCGCCGACCACACCGCCCGCGTGGAACACCCCGGCAAGGAGCCCGCCCGCGCCACCGAGAATGCCACCGAGGGCGCTGGCCATGGGACCGAGAATGAACCGCCTTGCCGCGAGCCGCGCCAGATCGGCGATCAGGGAAGTCACCAAATCACGGAAATCCAGCTTGCCGGACTTCACGAATTCCGCCACCGCGTCCTCGGCGCTGCGGAAGGCGCCCACGAGGCTCTGGCCGATATCGGCGCCGATGTCGCGGGCCTTGCTGGCATAGTCCGCGAGCGTCGCGGTGACCGCCGCCCAACCGGTTGCCGCCTGCTCCGCGCCGTCGACATTGGCGGCTCCCGCGGCCCGGCCCGCCTGACCGGCCGTGTCCAGCGCCTCGCTCACGCGGTCGGCCGCCGCAGTCGCCTGGTCGAGTGCATCCGCCCCATCCTCACCGCTTGCCTGCATCGCGGCTCTCAGCGCGTCCACGGCCTCGCGCACGCCATCGAAGGCGTGGGCGCGGGTGTCGGCGGCGCGGGAACGCAGCGCATCGGCCTGGTGGCCGGCATTGCTGGCTGCATGGTCCAGATACGACGCGTAGCTCTGCGCCCCGAAGACATCGATCCGGGCATCGGCCCCGAGTTGCTCCGAGACCGCGTTGAAGGTTGGCCCGATCTGGGCGAGAAAGTCGGCCCACTTCGAGGACAGGAACGCCATGAGCCGCAGCCAGATCGCCTCGATGTCGGCGCGCATGGCGCGGAAGTCATCGACGAAGGAGGTGACGGTCACCTTGATCCCGTCCCAGACCGCCTTCGCGACATTGCCCATGAGTTCGAGCGCCTCGCCGAAGCCGCCGGCGCCGCGCACCAGCTTCGTGAACTGGTAGATCAACTCGCCCGCGCCGACGACCAGGGCGCCAATGCCGGTGCGGATGAGTGCCCCGCGCAGGACGACCAGAGCCGTGGCAAGGCCGCGCACGGACAGAGCGGCAGCGGCCAGCCCGGCGACCCAGCGGCTGGCGAGGAAACCCGCGAAGGTGGCCGCATAGGTGGTCAGTCGGCCGATATTGTCGAAGAGCCCGGTGATGGCCTTGCCGAGCGGGCCGGTGCGGCTCGCGAGTGTCGCCATGGCATCGGCGACGGCTTCCAACGCGGGGGCCGCTGCGACAGCCAGCTGGTTCGCGAGCCCGCGCCAGATCAGCCCCAGCCGGGAGATCGCGTCGTTCGTCCGCTCGATCTGGTCGGCGTCCGTCTCCGAAACCACGACACCAAAGGCGCGCACGTCCTCGGTCGCCTGGCGCAGCGTCGCGGTGTCGATCCGGCTCATGGCGATGGA